GTTGACGCGAACGAATCTCGCGGAAGTTTACGCCTTGGGCAAGTCTTCTTTTTCGCGTTTCACTTTGTAGTCGTGCGTGACGAAGCCAAGGCTGGCGTCGCCTCGCTGGTGCTCCCGTATCCATAGCCTATGCCCGCCGCACGTCTGGCAACGGTTTCCGGCGGTCCAAGCGTGATGCCCGTGCTTGAGCAGGGTGGCGCACTGCGGGCTCGGCCTCTGGCGCCAATCCTCGCGCCAGTGTCCCCGGACTTCATGCGCCCGACGCCTTGCGAGCGCGACTAACTGACGGGCAAGCTTGTGCAGATTGTGCCCGGGCACCCGCAGGGTTAGGGTCGTGTGATCTAGAAAGCGTCGATAGCGCCCCTTGGTGACAAAGCCATGCGATTGCACAACGTCTCGACTGATTAGCGGAATGTCGTTGATCGTGCTTAAAAGAGCCCACGCACGACGTAGCACGCCACACCACTCGCCAACCAGATGCACCGATGCGCCGCGAAGGCGCGGCGTATCGAGCGGTACGAGCGCATCGCTTTCAGCGATGGCAACGTGGTCGTTGTTGTAATTCCAAATGCCGGTTGCTAGAAATGAGTCGCTGTGCTCGGTGCGACTATCGAGGGCGCCCTTATAGCCAAACGCAGATCGCCACGGGCTAGGGTCATCGTTCACGGTCCAAGTGTAGCGAAGCGGAAACGTGAAGGCGTCAACAATGCTTGCACCAGCGAGTTTGGCGTCATCTGGCAAATCTTCGGCACTGGTGAAGACATGCATTTGAAATGCAGTCTCTATGCCGGGGTGCTGCTCGATAAGCCAGCCCTCTCGCAACGCAGTTTCGTCCGGGTCAAATTCTCGTTGCAAGAGTGCTTGCGATCGGATTTGCGCTGATCGCAAATTATATTCAATCCAAAGGCTTTTGTGCGGCGCCCTTGCGCTGACGCGGAATTGTTCGGTTAGAGCGTAGCGTAAGCCATCGCTAATCGTCGGATTTTCTTTTTTCGTGAACGCTGCCGTGGCTATCTCGCCAAGCAATTCACTCATTTCATCGTCAAGCATCATGCGTTTCGCGGCCACAAGGCGGTCGCGAAGATGCGCATTCGATCGCCAGCAGAAGACTCGCTCGTTTCGGAATGTCGCCCGATACAACGAGTCAATCAGAGTAGGGGCTTTTTTCATGCTTTGTTACTATCGCCACCAGATCGCAAAGCCTCTCAACCTCATCGATCGTTTCTTGATCTTGGCCATCTTGCACCAGCATAACCAGTTCCGAGCCCTTGCCCACGGCGCAATAAACGAAATAGGCGCCGCAACCGTCCGGTATGGCTTCGCGCGGACCATGCTCTTGATAGATACGTGCCTGCACATAGTCGGGGCCACCAATGTGCTCATCTAGTCGCTTCGCAGCCTCGAGCGGCGACTCGTTACGGGCCGGGCCGTTTAAGTCGCCCGTGTCGCCGAAGATGAAACCGCTATAGCGGTCAATCAGGATATAGCGCGACATCATCGCACCTTAACCGTTACCCACGCCACCAGCGACCAGCGAGCGTCGCCTTTGCGCCTGATAACTTTCGCATCAATCACATCATCGGCGGGCAAGCCGAAATGATTCCACACTTGTTCGGGAGTCCAATTCTCTGGCGCTTCGCCGATCGTTATGGCTGATGCTGGTTTGCAAGGTTGCTGCACCTCTACGGGAATCATTCTGTCTGTTATGCGCGCCATTTCACTTGCTCCTTTCGATTGTGTGAGTCCGATGCGCTCACACTCGCCCTCATCGGGCAGGAATTCCCACGGCTGGCCTTCGGCCTTGATTTCGATGCACTCGACTCCTGCGGTCCGGTAGCGTCGCGCCTTGACCGGGCTGCCGCTCGTGCACGTCACGTGCTGGTCGTTTGCCGGGTCAAAGTCGAGCGTTAACACGCCTTCGACTAGGCGCCCGTCATCGCGGCGATAGTGTCCTGCTAGGTCGCCAGCGCAACGCAGTGTGCCGCGCAAGGTTTCCAACTCATGCCATAGTGCATCGCGCCTGCGTTCCCACTCGCGCCCGGGCTCTTGCGACGGTCTGGCTAGATCATCCTCGATTTCCGAAATGCGCCGCAATGTGGTGTTAAGATTCATCGGTCTTTTCCTTTCAGCGGTCGCCCGCGATGTAGCGGTTGAAATAATCATATGATGACTCGTCATCCTCGGGGTGCTCGATTTCAGCAAAGCCAACCCGGTCAACGAAATAGAACGTGCGAGTCGCAACGTCTTCGATCATGTCGCCAACCGACATCGAAGTGTGTGAGAGTCCTAGCTGCTCGATAAGTTTGCGGCCTTCGCCATTGGGCGACCACACTTCGCCTTGCATGCGCCGAAACACGTCTGCGAGGCTTTCGGCATTGATGCTCATTAGCTGCATGTGCGTGTCGGTGCGGTCTTCGTCTTCGCACGGGAGCACGGGCAGGGTGCCTTGCTTGCTGCACCAGTCCAAGCCCATGCCTAGATCGCGCGAATTGAGCGCATACCAAATTCGATAACTGGCCATTGTCGTTGCTCCCGTTAGGCGCCGATCGTGGCGTAATAGCCGGGAGCAGTGACGCGCATCTTGTCGCCGCGCTGCTCGGCAATGGTGAGTCGGTGCCCGGTAAACCAGAGGGCAGCCTGATTGCAGTGGTGGAAATCCCCAATGCTAATCCAAGCATTGATAGGGTTTTTCCAATTGTCGCGCGGCTCGATTTTCGAAAACCAAGCATTGCGCTGTGCCTGCTCGGCATCGTAATCGGCGCTGCGGCCAATGGTGTTCCAGATGTTCGGCATTGCGGCAGTCCTTTGTGGCTAGGGCTCGTGCCCGTTGTTGTGCGATCTTTATGGCACGCTTCCGATCGGATGACAAGGAAATTTCCGCCCGGTCTGCAATAGTGGTTAATCGCAGGTTAACGCCAGTTTCTTGCACCGTGGGCAGGTGATTTCCGCGCCTCCTTCGGTCCACATGATCGCAGCCCGCACGCCGCAGAGCGCTTTGCCGCCGTTCTGTTGGCTCGGCTTGACGGCGTGCCATATAGAGCCCTTGCCCCGCTCTGCTCCATTGCGTAGGGCACCAGCCCGGCGCATCGGTACGAAGGGCGCCTTGGGCTCGAGCGGTGCCTTGGCCTCGAGCCCGCTGGGCTCGAGGCTTGGCAGATCGGGCCGCAGATCAAGAATGGCCTTGATGATGCTCATGCCTTTTTGCAATACCGCACGTGCCAGTCGGCGGCGGCATCCTCGGTTTTGAAGCGCAACAATTCGGGGTGCACTTCAAACACGTCGTAGCAGCGATGCGATGTCTCGAGGTGGATCACCTGCTTGCCGTTCCACTCGTCGATTGCAACGGTCGGCGAGTAGCGGTAAGGCGATGGGATTTCCTCGATTTGCACCCGCGCGAGGTAGCCAGTCGGCTCTTCGCTGGTTTCTGCCAGAAAGCGGGCATAGCCCGTGTGGCTGCGGATTCTCTTGATGCGCTTCATTGTCGTTGTTTCTCTCGCTAGGATTGATCAAAGCTTGGTTCGGCGACCAGTAATCAGGTTGACCACCGTGGTGCCTTTGCCGAAGGTGGCGCGGGCTTCGAATCGCTCTTCGGCGGTCATCTGCCGGTCATTGTTTTTGCGATATTCCGCGAGAAAAGCGGCCGTCTCTTCGTCGCGCGCCTTCGTGCATGCCGCGACGTTAATCGGCATTGTAATGTGCGCGGCTAGCGCGATAATGTCGGCTGGTGGCACGCGACCGTTTGAAGTCCAACGGAGCACTCCATCTTTGTTTGTGGTCTCGCCGTGCCAAAGCTTTGCGACAAGCCGCTGGGCTTCGCCGTGGTAGGGGCTCATCGGGTCGCTTAGGGCTTTTATATAATCAGTCATGACGTTGTTTCCTGATGTGGCTTGCTTTCGTTGATGTTGTTGTAGCAGATCGGGCGGACAAGTAAAGGATTTTTCCGCCTTACCTGCTTGAGTGGTTAACATGGGGTTAATACGTAGGACGGGCGCCCCGTGGGGCGCCCGTCCCTTGGCAGTGTTAAGGCGAGACTGCCCCGCGCCTGCTACTCACTCCCTAAGTAGCCCGGGGTTGCCCGCGTCCGGGCAACAAATCAGAGCGGAATGACTTCGCGCCCGCCATTCCAATCGACGTTGATCTTTCCCCATGACTCAAAGCCGTTAACACCAACATCCGAGCCGTTGATGTAAACGCCTTTTGCTGCCTTGCGCCCTGCCTCGAGTGCTGCTGCCAATCCATTCGGCAGAGCGGCGCGCACTGCCTCAACAATCGGGCGCACCTTAACGAGCGCTCTGCCTTCGGCCTCGATCAAGGCAATCTGCTTTTTGCTGCGGCGACCATAGAGCGCTACAGCGGCGCACCCGCGACCATAATTGACCTTGCGGCCGTCAATTTCTAATTCGATGGTGCACTGCAACTCTTCGCGCCCGCAGCAATCGCATAGGCCGATCTGATAGTTGATGCCGAGAAGCTTTGCCATGGCCGTTACTCTGGTGCTTTCCACTCGGCGAGACGTTTGCGCAGAAACTCGAGCATGTCGCACATTCCGCGATTATCGTGCTCGCGTTGGGATTGGACTGTGCACCACGCATTTTCATATCCCATTGAAGACCATGCGCCCTTGGGCGGTGTCCAATTCTCGGGGCGCGGATATTCTTTTGTGTCCCAATCATAGCCCATGCGCTTGCTTACTTTCTTGAGCGTAGCGGGCGGCTCAGAAATGAAGCTAACCCACATTGCGAAGTTGTTGGCAATCTGCTGCTCGAGCCGGGCAATTGCCTTCGGCAGAGCGTCGCTAGCGACTTCATACGGACGATATTTGGCGCCGAAGCAAGATGCGGTCTGCCAGCCGCTTCCGGGGCGCTTATAACCGTGATGCGCGATAAATCCGTTTTTGGACTTGATGTCGCGCCCGCAGATTTGGCAAGTCGTGGTCATTTCCGTAAGTCCTTTGTGGCGGTTGTTGTGGTGATGATGTAGTGCGCTCGAGCGCGCTTGTAAAGGAAATTTCCGCCTCACTTGCTGGGCTGGTTAATGGCTGGTTAACGGGCGGCTGGTTGGCGGGAGGTAATCAGTTTCTAATTAATAAGGTTAACGCGGCTTAAGCCAAAAAATGGCGGGCGCCCAGGGGCGCCCGCCTAGTTGGATTCGGCTGGTCGGGCTGGTGCCCGGGCCGAATCTGCCACAAAACTAACCGCCATAAACTTCGGCGTAACGATCGGCACCGATGCGCTCGGCTTCGCTAAGCAGGGCTCGAGGTAGGCCCGGAAAACGTCGCACGGTGCCGTCTGCGTTGATCTTGAAAGAGCCCGCACGCCTCACGTGCTGGTCATCGATCGGGCGCCAGCACGTGCCCGTGATTGCGCCGTCATGCTGCTCGCGCCCACGTTCCCAAAAACCGCCATTTGGCAGTCGATTGGAGCACTCGCCCGGATAGTCGCGGTTCACCAGTTGTTGAATCGCATCCTTTGTAAAGGCTGCTCGAGCGGTGCAAGAGTAGCCCATTATACTGACTCCCATTGGCGCGCTTCGGCGAGCATTTCTGCCCAAATGGAGTCTGGCCCTTCGGCCTTTGTTTTTTCCTCGAGCCGCGCGATTAGATCGGCACGGCTGGCCTTGCGCTCGGCCGCGCGACGCTCGGCAAGTCGCTTGATGGTCGCGGGCTTCAATTTCTTGGGGAACGCCATTGTGGTTTTCCTTTCTGCTTACACAAGCCACTCGGCGTTATCGTAAGCGTGCTGTAATTCGATAAGGCGCTGCTCTTGTGCGGCAATCCCGGTTGTCAAAAAGCGCACGTCGTTTGCGCCGAGTCCACCTTTGGCAAGGTGCACGCCATACTCGCGGATAATTTCTTGCGCGCGATCCATCTGTGTCCTGATGTGAATCCGCTCAATCGTTGCTGCATTGCTCATTGCTGTGTTTCCTTTGTGGCCGTGTTGTCTTTGATGTAGCGTGGGCTGGTGGAATACGCAAGCGAAATCGGAGGAAATTTCCGCCTAGCTGTCATCGTGGTTAACAAGGGCCTAACAGGGCGATTGCCTAAAATACCGAATACTAACGTTAACGCGGCCCCCAAATCTGTTAACCAAAAACAGGTTGCGTCTGGTGGTCGAATCTGCCACAAGGGCGGCGCTTCCCGGGTTTCTTTCCTTTTGTGGCTAGTCCCTGCTCTGTTGATCGTTGATCCGGTGTTAGGACTTCCCGGGATTCAGACTTACGGGCGCCCTGCGGGCGCCCGTCTTTTTTGTGCGACGTTAATACTCATAGTTTTTTTAAAGGTATCTTGACAAGTCGAGTCCTTAGGCGGATATTTTTGTTAAGATGGCGGACTTATCCTCTCACATAGTTCGCCATTGCCCCCGCCCCTAGAGCCCGTATAAATACGGGCTCTTTTCTCGAGCGCGCCGATGAAGGTTGTGCGCGTTGAGTCGGCCAAGTTTACTGCAACGTTTCAGACCGATGGCATTGTGCGTGAAGCGGATGCGCCGATTCGCTTTATGATCGGCTGGCATGACGCAAAGGTGCGGGCGGTTATTAAAAAAAATCATTGGCGCGCGGTCATCATTGCCGGTGCCGGGCTCGAGGATTTCCGCAAACTCGAAATTTCTGAAGAATCGCGCAAGGCGCCAGACTACCAGCCGCAGATTTTTCTATGCGCGGTCTGCGGCGTCGAAGCTTGCTTTGGCTATGGCGTTGACTTGCGTCACGGTCGGGTCGGTAAGTGGTATTGCTCGGCGCATCGGGAGTCCTCGCATGCCAAAGAAATCAACCGCCTATAGCAGCATAAATGGCAACGGCAACGGCGGCGACGTGACTCGCCAGTTTACAACGGGGCGCATTCCGCCGCCGATCATTACGTATTACGCAACACCGCCGACACCTCCGCCGCCAACGATTACGATCCTGCCCGGCTCATATGGCTATGTGGTATCACAGAGGCCGCACTGATGGAAAATCCCTATCACGATGAGCATGGCCGTTTCGACACTGGTGGCGGCGGCGGCGCTAAAGACGACAAAAAAGGCAAAAAGACTGGCAGACGACGCGGGCACGGCGGCGGTGGGGGTGGTGGTGGCGGCGGCGGTGGGGGCGGTAGTCGTGGCAGCAGCACGGCGGCCGGGCCGAGCGGACTCCAAAGCGGCGGTGGCGGGCATGGGGCTCGAGCGGGTCACTATAGCGGCGGCGCCTCGCACAAGGCACCGCCTAGTGGCAAGGGTGAAGCCGTCAAGGGCAAGCAGGCGAAGCCAAAGCAGCCAAAACGAGCGAAGCCAGCCAAGCAGGCGCCAGCGTCGCATAAGGCACCGCCATCAGCGCACGGCCAACCCGTGTCGAAGCATGCGCGAGGATGAATCCGATGGCAAAGAAAAATGGCGGCAAACGCAAGTCGGTTGCGCCGATCAAGAAGCCGTTCAAGAGCGCATCGTTGCCGTTCAAAAAAGGCGGCGGCAGACATACCCATTTTAAGGGCGCCAAGAAATGACGCAACCGGCTAAGGCGTCACACGCGAATCCGCCGCCAGTTAGCGAGCCGGTCCGCGCTGCGGGTGGCAGGATTCCAAAGGGCGGCATTTCGATCGGCATGCCTGCGATGTTAGGCCCGCCCGTTAAGCCAATGGGCGGCAATGTGCCCGGGCTTCTTAGCAATCCTTACGACATATCCGGGCCGCTCGAGCGGCCCTATTGAGGAGTCGAACATGGCAAAGAATGGCGCATCGTTTCAGCAGCCGCGCTCGGGGTCGCAAATTTGCGACTCGGTTGATTGTGAGGGCGGCGACACCGCAAAAGGCGGCATGGCTGGCGGAATGAAACCAAGCACGCCGATGAAACATCCGGTGCCGCCCATGGGTGGCGCCGTTCCATCGCATCCGGGCATGAAAAATGCCTAAGTCGCGTGCCAAGACAAAGGTTGGAAAGCAACGCAAGGTCGCTTCGGTAATGCGTGAATTCGGCAAGGGCACGTTGCGATCTGGCAGGGGCACGGGCGGTAAGCCGGGCAAGAAAGTGACTGGCCAGAAGCAAGCCATTGCAATCGGGCTTTCGCAGGCTGGATTGTCGAAAAAGAAGCGCTAGGCTTTTGTGACGGTGGCCGATCCACTGGCGATAACGGTGCCGTCTTTGCCCTGCAAGTCGATTCGATAGGTCGCCTCGAGCGGGTCGCCTTGGGTGAAGGTTGCGTTGGCGTGCCATGCGCCTCGCTGGCGTGCTAGGGTGTTCCAAGCCGATTCGAGCGTGAACGCGCGCACCCGATGCCCGCCTAGTTCCCGGCTATACGTGATCGAAATCATTGCTGATAGTATACGCTTTCGTCCAAGAAATTCAATTGCGGACCAAGATACCCAGTTGCCACGAGACATATTAGAGCGATTGCGGCGGCGATGCAAAGGCGATTGATCATTTTGTTGCTCAGAAAAAAGCCGCCCTTTTGGGGGCGGCGCTGTGTCTGGCTTTAACCGAGACCGTTTTGCACGCTGGTGAAGGTCTTGTTTAGGTCAGAACCAACACCCTTGACGATAGCGACGATTGCGACTGAGATGCCAGCGGCAATCAGACCGTATTCAATGGCGGTGGCGCCATTGTCGCATTTTGCGAAGCGCTTGAGCAGATTTTTCATTTGCTTTTTCCTGTTTGTGTGAAGGGAGCGCCACCGTCTTTTGGACGGTGGCGCTCGAGGTACCGTGCCTGGGAGCATCAAACCAGATCACGGGCGCAATTTAGTTGAGGCCGTTCTGAACGCTCGTGAACGTCTTGACGAGGCTCGAGCCGACGCCTTTCACAACGGCGACGATCGCAACCGAGATGCCCGCAGCGATCAGACCATATTCGATGGCCGTTGCGCCGCTTTCGCAAGTGGTGAAGCGCTTGAACAGATTGCGCTTGAGCAGATTACGCACGAAAAGCATTCTAGTGCTCCTTTGTCGGTACCATTACCGTGCCGCGCATCCTAGGCGGCGGGCGTTGCTCTTGGGTTAATCCGATTGCAGAAAGTCGCCAAGTGTCCGCGTGGGTTAATGATGCGTGTTGCCAATCTGCGAATTTTTTGATTGATCATCAGCGCGAGCGCGAGCGCGAGCCAAGGAAGGCTATCGGCAAGCCCGGCGAGCACTGCCAGCGTTTGCACATAGGGCCGCACGCGCACGCAAAAGTCGTCGGTAAATTCTGGATGTTCGTCAAGCAGTCGCTTGGCCGTGTGGTAGGTTTCAGTGATGTCGTGCGACGGCTTGATTCCCGGCGGCAGTGCGCGGCATTTCTCGGCGTACACGCGCATGCCAGCATTGCCCATATCGTCAAGCGCTTGAGCGGGAATTGTAAGCGCAAGCAGCGTGACGGCGATTGCTAGGGTTTTGGTCATCTCACGTATAGCACCAAGGCGGCGCCAGTGATTGCGACAAGCAAGACGATGGTGGTCGTGATCATAGGTACCAGTCCCATTTGTCGCCTTCCCAAACCTGCAATTGGCTTTGCAGGTATGAAAGCGCGGCCCATGATGGATGGATCGTGGCGAGTGCTTCGGCAAGCACTTCGCGCCAGTTGCGCGCGAAGGTGTCGAATTGGCAAAGCACCACTTCGCCCGAATGAATCGGACTAATGAGGCGGATGGTCTGAAGTGTGGTCACGACACGCTTTCCTTTCGTGGCTTCGTTCTTGAGTGCAATCTAGCGACGTGATTGGCGGAAGGCAACGGAAATTTCCGCCGATGTGCGGCTGTAGTTAACAGTGGGTTAATGCCCGTGAAATGGGGGTTTCTTGATCCCGCAAGCACCGTCATATCTCGAGGGTTTGGCGCTCGAGCGTTGGCAGACAATATGGAATGAAGTTGATCGCACGCGCGTCACGATGCGGCATAGCGATAGCGTTGCGCTCTATTGTCAAGCGTGGGCGACGTTTACAGAAGCGTGTCGAGCGATCAACCGAGACGGTGCAACGTATCTTCGTGACAATCGCCCCGTGACTTCGCCTTACGTGGCGATTCGTGACAACACAATGCGCACGCTGATGGAGCTAGGGCGCATGCTCGGGCTTACGCCAGATGTTGTGCTTGCACCTGTCTCGCGTTGGGATGACTACACAGAAACGATCGAAGGAGATTCCGACAATGGCATTCTCGGGCAGACCAGTTGGGCGGCCGATATTTTGGACCGAAGAAAAAGTAGCAACGGCGCTGATAGCAGCACGGGGAATGCCGAGCGAAGCGGCGCGAATCTTATCGAAGACTTACGAGCGACCGTGTTGCCGTCAAGGTGTGATGCTGGCGATAATGAGGAGTCAACGGCTCAAGCAGATTCAGGAAACATGCCTTGAGACGGTTTTAGATGTTTGCGAATCGCAGGTGATGGCGCGGGCCGAATTGGGCGACCAGAAAGACCAGCACTTTTTGCTTCTGACGAAGGGCAAGGCTAGAGGCTACACCAAGCATACGCAAATTTCTGGCATCGGTCCGGGCGGCTCGATTCCTGTCGTTGATCTTACCAAGCTAAGCGATGACGAATTGGCCGATCTAGAGAAAATGATTGAAAAGGCCGCTTAGTGTCGCATGTGATGGTCGGCGGCGCCGCAACGTCGCTTGCCGATGTCCGGGCCGAGCGCTTAAGGCGACAAGTTGAACGCGATGCGGACAAAATTCGCGATCGGTGTCGCACGCTTCGTGGCTTCGTTCGGGAAGCTTGGCAAGTGCTCGAGCCCGTTGACCAGTATGTGCACGGCTGGCATATCGATGTAATTTGCGAACACCTCGAGGCGGTAACGCACGGTGATATTATCCGCCTTGTGATCAACGTGCCCACGGGCACGATGAAATCGTTTTTAGTTAGTGTTTTTCATCTTGCGTGGGAATGGGGGCCGATGGCCCTCAGTCATTTGCGCGAGATTTCAACCTCGCATTCGGAAAAATTTGTCAAGCGCGATTGCAGGCGCACGCGCGATCTGATTGCAAGCGAATGGTATAGAACGCTATGGCCGAATGTTCGCTTAACGCGAATGGGCGAAACGTCGTTTGCCAATGATCGCACGGGCTTTCGTGAGGGCATTCCGTTCGAATCCTTGACGGGCGGTCGGGGGCATCGGCTCAAAATAGATGATCCGCATACCACGGAAACGGCCGAATCGAATAGCGAGCGCGAAAGAGTCGCGCGCATCTTTCGCGAATCGGTCCCGTCACGGGTGATTGATCCGAAGACTTCGGCAATCGTCTTGATCATGCAACGCCTTCACGGCGCCGATTGCTCGGCCTTGGCGCTCGAGCAGGGCTATGTGCATGTGATGTTGCCGATGGAATTTGAGCCGGAACGGCGTTGCCATACGATTCTGCCGCGCAAAGATGTCGAGCCGATCAAGGCTAGATATTTGCCACGGCATCAGCAGTGGATTCCGGATGATTGGCGGGGCACTGATCCTGCCTTGGTGCGCGATTTCGAGGTGGCCGAGCCCAAGATTGTTTATGCTTACGATCAAAGAACGCGCGACGGGGAATTGCTTTTTCCCGAACGGTTTCCAAGGCAGGTTGTCGAGCGCGACAAGGCCGCAATGGGACCGTATGCGCATGCTGCCCAAAATCAGCAAAGACCGGCGCCGCGTCAAGGTAACTTGTTTCAAAAGCATTGGTTTAAATTCGCATCTGCGGCGCCGCAGCCGGTGCGGCGTGTGCGCGCATGGGATTTGGCGGCAACCGAGCAGATTGGCGGCAATGATCCGTCTTGGACGGTTGGAGTCCTGATGTCGCGCGATGCGCAAGGGCTTTATTGGATCGAAGATGTGATTCGTATGCGGGCAACACCGGGACGAGTCGAGCAGGCGATTTTGAATGCGGCGGCGCTCGATAATGTCAAGTTTCCGACTCGCATTCGGTTGCCGCAAGACCCGGGTGCGGCTGGTAAGGCGCATGGGCAATATCTTGTGCGCGCGTTAAGCGGTTACAACGTAACGCTAAAGCCCGTTTCTGGTGCGAAAATTACGCGCTGGGAACCATTCGCCTCGCAGTGTGAAGCGGGCAATGTGACGCTAATTGAAGGGGTTTGGAACGCTGATTATTTGGATGAGCTAAGCTTAGTTCCTGCGGCGCTTCATGATGATCAAGCCGACGCTTCGGCCGATGCTTTTCACGAGTTAGTGGTCGCACCGCCCGCGCCAATGTTCGGAAGGGTTATAGGGCAGTATTAAATATGACTACGGTTGGCACCTTTCATCCTTTCTATTTGGATCACATTGACGAATGGAAAACGATGAGAGATTGCATGCGCGGTACGCATGCGATCAAGATAATGGGGCCGAAATACTTGCCGGTGCCAAGTGGGTTTACCGATCAGGGGCCAGATGGCGGGTTGATGTATGCTGCTTATTTGACGCGGGCAAAGTATCCTAATGTTGTTGCGCCAACGGTGCGTGGGATGGTGGGGCTCATTCATCGCATTCCAGCAGATGTGGAATTGCCCGATCAGTTGTTGCCGATGATCGAAAGCGCAACGCGCGATGGCATGCCGCTCGAGACGTTTCATCGCCAGATCACGACGGAACTTCTGATTCAGGGTCGTTACGGCATTTTATGCGATGCGAGCCCGGCGGGTGCTGACGTGCCCTATTTGGTTGGTTATACCGCCGAGATGATCATTAATTGGGCTCGTGAGCGCGATTTTTACGTGCTTGACGAATCCGGCATGAAGCGTTTCGGTTTTATTTGGGTGCCACGGGTTCAGCATCGGTGCTTGACACTTGATGAAATGGGAATTTACCATGCGCAGGAATATCAATATTATCAGTTAGTAATGGATTATATCCCGCAGCGTTTTGGTGGCAAACCGTTTTTTGAAATCCCTTTTGTTATAGCTAATCCGTTTGATTTAAATGTTACGCCGCAGCAACCGCCAGTGATTGGCTTGGCCGAGTCCTCGCTGGCGATGTATCGCTTGGACGCGGATTATAGGCATCAACTTTTTTGGTCTGGTCAAGAGACGTTAGTTTGTACGGGTATGCCGGAAGCGGCGAATCTGCCAAAAAATGTTGGTAGCGGCACGGTGCTCGGCTTTGGACCGGGGCAGGATGCCAAATATATCGGACCGCATGGCACGGGTATCAACGCGCATCGGCAAGCGATTCAGGATGAGCAGGCAGCCGCAATAGCTGCGGGCGCGCAACTCTTTGACGTGAAGTCCGGTTATGAGTCGGGCAGCGCCTTGCAATTGCGCTATACGCAGAGCAATGCGACATTAACAACGATTTCGCTTTCGTCTGCCGCAGCGCTCGAAAAGGCATTGCGCTTTGCTGCGATGTATGTCGGCGCCAATCCGTTAGAAGTGACGGTGACGCCGAATCTTAAGTTTGTCGACGCGATTATGCAGCCCAAAGAGGGCATCGAATTGGTTACGATGTGGCAGGCTGGTGCGATCAGCTACAAGACTCTTTATGAAAATCTGCAACGCGGTGAAATCGCAAATACCGAACGTGAGGCGGGCGAAGAGTTGGCGCTTATCGAGGTTGAGAATCCGCTAGGGCCGCCGACAACCCCCGGGCTCAAAATGGGCATCAATCAGGGTGTTGGCGGGGGCATTCCTGCGGCGCCAGACCCGGCAACGTTGGCCCGGCTCGAGCAACCGGAACTTCCGGCGCTGCCGCCCAGCGCTCGAGGCCCGGCGGTATTCACTCCCGGTGAGACGCAGGGGACTCCTAGTGATGTTGCGATGACGCCAGTGCCAACATCAACGCCGACGCCGTGACCATGGCCAAGCCCGCAAAGGATAGCAACGGAAGCGACAAAAACAATGCGCTTCGTGATGCTCAGATTAGGCACAAGGTAGGCATTCAGCGGGCCGGGTCGCAGATCGTGAAAGATGTTATTCCGATCTTGGATCAGGGCGACAAAGACATTGTTGATTTGCTGAATCAGCGCACGCCAACGCTCGAGGGCAACTTTGACTCGGCGCGACGTGTTAATCTTTTAAAGCAGGTGCGGCAGATCAACAATGATAGCTATCAAGAGTTTGCCGATGAGTTGAGCAATCAACTTGATGATCTTGGCGACTATGAGATGGATTTTCAATCGAATCTTTATGAAGATACGGAAGACGACACGGCAGATATTCCCGATGATTATAAGCAAGCAATTTATGCCACGCCGTTTTTTGGTTATCTGTTAAAGGATGCTCTTACTTATCAGAAAGATCAAAAGTACCGTTTGATACAACAAACGATTCAGCGCGGCATCGCGGCCGGTGACAGTGCAGACGACATTATTACCGAGCTAGAGGGTACGGCGCTTGCAAACTATCGAGACGGCGCCTTTGCTACGGCTCGCAGGGGTGTCGAAGGCTTAGTGCGCACGGCGGTCAATCATACCGCAAGCATCATTTCAAGTCTGTTTTTCGGCGAAAATTATGATGCTTGGCAGTGGGTCGCGACGCTCGACACTGATACCTGCATTGAATGCGCCGATCTGGATGGCGAAATCTATATGAATGATGAAGATGCCGAGCGGCCACCGTTGCATCTTAACTGCCGTTGCACGCCAGTTCCGGTCGATAGTGCTAGCGCTGCTGGCGATACTGATGGTTTTTCTGGTTGGCTTGGCGGTCAAAGTGCAGAAGTCCAAGATGAAGCGCTTGGGCCAACACGTGGCAAGCTTTTCCGCGATGGTGGGCTAACCATTGATCGTTTTGTTGATGTGCGTGGAAACGAGTTGACGCTTGATCAGTTGCGTAAGCGCGAGGCTAGCGCTTTCAGACTCGCGGGACTTGATGAGGGAGATTGAAAATGCCGACGCAGACTGAAGATGTAAAAAAGCAGCCAGACCCGCAGACCAATGAGACGCAATACGATATTATTAACGGGCTTGTTCGAAGCGGCATACCGATCGGGGCCGTTAATTGTTCTATGGAGTCGGTCGGGCTTGACCCGGTTTCTGATTACGATGAGGCCATGGCCATTTTGTCGGATACGGCTGCAACGGCTTATCCGGTAATGGATCATCTCGTTAGAACGGCGTTGACGATTGGCAGCGTCAACGCATGCATGCTGCAATCGGATTTGGCGCCTGTTGCGGACTTGGATGAAGTGTTGACCATTCTTGCGGGCTCAAGCGAGGCGCCCGCGCTGCCGGTCAATGACGTGGCGCCCGCTGTTACTGGTACGCCGCAGGTTGGCCAGACTCTTACCTGCAATCCGGGCACTTGGAGCGGCACACCCACCTTTGCCTACCAGTGGCGCGCGAATTCAACAAACATTGCTTCGAATGCGACGAATGCCACATATGTGCCCATTGCTGCCCAAGTTGGCAAATCGCTTGACTGTATGGTGAAGGGGACTAATGCCAACGGTAACGCATCGGCGGCAAGCAATTCGGTTGGGCCGATTGTTGCCTAATTATCTTTCATGTTGGCTCGAGCGTTGCCGCGCGTCCAATGCTGATGCTCGAAGATTACGAAGTTAATCCAACCGACAATGATGCCAAGGATCACGCCCACTTCGTTGTTAAAAACAATGGCCGAGCGTATCATTGACCACAAGGTAAAGGCGCCAATCAAGCAGGCAATGGCTTGCATGATGTAGGTCGCAACGATGACGGCTTGCCAACGCCCGGTCATTTGCGCCTCTTGAAAAGTTGCGTGAAGCTAAGCGTGGGCTTGATTATAAGCGCTTCGATCATATCCGCTAGTGGCATCTCTGGTGCGTCGGCGGCAACTTGGAAATGGCAGCCCGGGTGTGCGGTGTCGAAGTCCCGCAGGTGTTGCAGCCAAGCGTTCGCTAGTTCTTGTGGCACGGTTGCCGTCGTGTGAATTGTAATGGTTTTCATGGGCTGCCATTCTTGCGTTTGCGGCGTTGTTTCGGTCGATAGAGGCGCCGAGCCCGTTTGCGCATCAGTGCTCGGTTAGTTTTGTCGGGTCGGATTTCTATTCCGCGCGAATCGATGATTCGCATGGTTGCTCCTAGCGCAAAGCATACTGCGGCGACGGTGGCGAATTGGGGTCGCCTTACGTTTCCGTAAAACCAATTTGAAAGCGTAGACGTGGAAACGTCAGATAGTTCGTGAATGCGTTGATAACTTTCTCCGCTATCTGCCACAATGGTTTGCATAACACCAAGAATCGGGTCTTTGTGAATAAAATTATAGCTGCGATATACTTTTATCGTGCGCATCGTGGTTACTCTGTTGCGGGGCCGTTGGTGGGTAGCGAATAGGTGCCGTCTTTCTGTATTATTTGGCCTTGTTTTTTCATATCGGAAAGCGCGCTCGAGGCGGTGTGTTCGCCGAAGCCTTGCTTGACTAATTTACGTGCGATCGGGCCGGTTGGGCTCGATTTCTTTTGCAGTAGCGAAATGATTACGGCACGGGCGCCGTGCTTTCGTGCTGGCTTCTTAGACTTTGGCTTCGCCTTGGGCTTTGTCGCTGGCTTCGTTGTTGGCTTGGCAGGCTTTAGCGCATATAAGCCGACGCTGATGCGGTCAATCTTGCCATCATTAAGAAGCGATGTCAGGTTTTGCGATGCGGTGTTTGGATTGAGGTTATTTTGCGCGGAAAGCGCCATAAATTCTTTTAGCGTTGCCGGGCCTTTTTGCAAGCGTTTGAGTACCAGTTGATGAAACTGCTCGGCGGCGCCATCAGGGCGTCTTATGCGGCGGCCCTCTGAATTCTTTTGGTATGTCGGAATGTCGGTGATGATGTTGCAACTTACAACGTTGCCGCCTTGTTCTGACAAGAGTTTAAGCATTTTGCCAACTTTGGCTTCGACGGTATCGAAGACAATTCTAAATTTGTCGGTTGGTGAGATTTTTATTCGCATTTGCTGTGCTCCTTTCACGGTTGATCATGCGCCGAGCAATGACCGATTGAGTCGGCCTTTTCCTCTGCGGTGCCGTATCTCGCGCACTTTGGTGATAGCGGCGACGGTGCGCCGTGCGAGTCGCTGGTAAGTTGACCAAATTATTTCATATTCAGGGCAATCGGGGCCAACCCCGTCGATTGCGGCCATTGCAGCCGCAACTTCGTCTAGTTCACTAGCGGTAAAGTCGTCTCGATTCATTTCGGGCTCGCTAGTGTTTCGATGAGCGCAATCATGCTTGCGCGTTGCGATGGCGTTATGATTTGCCACAAGCGCAATAGCTTGATTGCGTGCGGTTGGTTCATGAGGTCTAGCGTGTTGGTGTTTTTAGTGCTTTCAAGAGCGTCGCCAATCAGTTTGTTAACAGGGATGTCAAGCACGGCGGCGATTGCGGTGAGGCGCCCGGCGCCAACGCGATTTGTTCCCTTTTCATATTTTTGCACTTGCTGAAAGCTAACACCGATTTCGTGGGCAAGCTTCTCTTGGGTGAAGCCTTTAGCGTTGCGCTCGAGCCGGATGCGGCTGCCAACCTGCAAATCTACAGCATGCATGGCAGCGGTTTGGCGTTTGCCGGGTCTGCTGGGTCGGTTGCGCATCATGCCTGACTCGTTCATGATGTTGCTCTCAAGGGTGAATATTTACGCTTGCAGCCTAAAAACGCAACCCTAAACTGCGATAGCCAACCGATTTCGCGTCTGCCCCACTCGGCACACCAAGCGGAATTTTGCAACATTCGCCAGAGCATTGCGGCGGCGCCGAAGATGCCAGCCAAGGCGATTGCCATGGTCGGCAGATGGCTTCGCGGCGGCGGCTCTGGCCAGACTGATGCAAGCAGGGCTTCATCTTCCGGGTCGGAAGGCGGCTCTGGCCATACTGAATCGTCCGGTGGGTCGCTTTCGATCACGATGGGCACCGCCATGAAAAGCCGTGCCAGCATGATCGGTGGCGCCAGCAGATCGGTTGGGGGCTCGGCCGCATAGGTCGTTGCGGCGGGCTTGGGTTTTGGCGGTCTTTCTGGCCTATCGCTCGAGCGGCGTGTGTGATGGCGCCCGCCGTCTGGATACCAGCAATGGCGCCCGCTTTCGCGGTCCACTCGGTAAGACCAGTGAACACCGCCCCGTTCGCTTGCAGGGGGCAGCGATTGGCACGCTTCGGCCGGGCCGATGATCATAAAGAAAGCTAATGCGAGCATAAGGCGCCGCATGGGTTCATATCCTTGGGTTGCCGTGCTTATCGGTGATCTTCTGAAAGATCGCGGTGATACGTCGGGCGGTTGTTGTGTAATCGTTGGTTTTCATCGCAAGCGATTTGGCTTCCGATGAAATTGTTGTTTGGAATGTTCGCAGCATCTCAATTGAGCGCTCAATTTGATCGTGAGCAAGTTTAGCTGCGTCAAGCACTTGTGTGCCCGCGTCCGGGCCGGGGGCTAGCGGCAACTCGTTATCGGTAAGGGCATCGTCTTTTGCGTCGTTCATGGGTGTCCTCCTATGTCCGCAAAACTAAGGGGCGAATATTAGCGGAAGTTTCCGCAGTTGAAAAGGGGAAATTTCCGCCTATGCGGCAGTGGAAAAAATCTAAGGAAGTGTTGCCGCCCGGGGTGCTCGGGGCTTGGCATGCAACCGAATCAGGGCGGGCGCTGGCTGGTGTTTTTCAAGTGGGGGCCGAGCACTTTATTGCGTGCTGGCACCCGTTGGGTCATGCGAGCCCGACTGTTGTGCGCGGCTTACGAAGCTTTGCCCAAGCACAAGACCTAATTTCTGGCGTGCTTAGCAGCACGCTAGTTGTGCCTCGCAACATGACGTGAACACGGAAGGAGCGAAAAAATGGCAAACGGTGATGCCCGCAATCAATCAGACGCGGCATATGATGCTGCAATGGCTGCTCGCAGGGCAAAGGCGGACGATCGCAATCCGGGCTCGATAGCATCGGCTCAGTCGCACAACGGAATCACGCCAGAGATGGTCAAATATCCGGCGCCGATGGCGCCGCAGATTTATAGGCAACCGCCAGCGACAACGGATGTTGGCGGGCCGCAAGAGCAACTAACTGAGGCGCAAAAGAATAAGCTATCAAAGCAGCCTGGGCACACGCCAATTAGGCCCCCGGTAAAGCCTACGGGTGCTTATCCATAAGCGGTTGTTGTGTTTGGTAAGGGCCGCGCGGTGCGCGGCCTTTCTTTTTTGGAGAGTCTGCAATGGCACTAAAAGCGGTTGTGCTTGATCTTGATGGTATCGAGGAAGCACAGCGCGGTTTTTATTCCGCGCAGAAAGTGAAAGACAAAGACGGCAAAGACGTTGACGCGTATGTGCTCGATATTGAGGGACTCGACGAAAACGTTTCGCTGCCTCATCCGGTCGTGCGGTCGCTACGCTTTGCGGCTGCACAGCGAGCACGCGACAAAACGCAACTTCAAGAGAAAATTACCGCGCTTGAAGCGAAGGTAAAGGACTTTCCTGATGGCTTCGATCCTGAAGAGTTTGCGCGACTTAAAGCGCTAGAAGCCGATTGGGAAGCCAATAAGGACAAAAACAAAGATCAGAAACTTGAATTCGACAACATGAAGCGCATGCATGAAGAGCAAAAGCGCAAGATGGTCGAAGACCATAACAAGGAAAATGAAAAGATTCGGAAGTCGCTGGATGCGCAAATCCAAGTCAATCATAACCTTGTTAGGCAACATGATCTTGAAGCCGCCATGACGGCGGTCGGCATCAAAGCCGAAGATCGCGAAGTTGTTGCGGCGTATCTCACGCCGCGTATTACGATCGAAGTTGATGATGGCGGCGCCATCAAGACTTTTATCGATAGCGCGCCAACCTCGGAATTTATGACGGCGTGGGCGAATTCAGATCGTGGGCGCCGTTATGTTGAGCCGTTGCGGGGCAGCGACGCTCGAGCCGGGGGCGGCACGGTTACGGGTGAAAACCCGTGGGCTGAAAAACAATGGAATTTGACAAAGCAGCAAGACTTGCTGCGTAGCAATCCAACGCGGGCAAAGCAATTGATGGCTCAAGCCGGATATGAATCGCAAGAGCAGGCAATTGCCGCTGGTGCGAGTCGGCGCTTCAATGCGAGGCCGCAGCCAACGATAGTACCTCCGCAATAGATTGCTCGAAAGGTAAACCCCGCGCTAGTCGCTGGGTTTTCGCTCGCGGTGCGGGCTAGGCAAGCCAATGGCCGGTGGCAAGGCAAGCCAACTCTTAATCGAAAGGAGACATATAAGGAGTCAAAGCTATGTCAACCACTCGCCTAACTGACGTGATTTACGGGCCGCAGTTTTTGCCAACCACAATTCAGCGCACAACGATTCTGTCGACTATGCGCACGAGCGGCATTGCACAAGCGGACTCGCAAATTCAACTTTTGGCCGATGGCCACGGCGATATTTTGCAGATGCCATTCTGGAACGATATTCTAGGCGATAGCAACGTGTCGTCGGATGATCCGGCCATTAATGCTTCGCCGCTGAAATTCGCTCAAGGGCAAGACATCTGTCGTAAGCTTCGCAGAAATAATGGGTGGCAAGCCGCAAACCTTGTTTCGGCGGTTATTGCGCAAGACCCGCTAGATGTGATTGCGCAATTGATTGCCGAGTATTGGGTGCGTGAAGAGCAGACCGTTATGGGCTTCATGCTTAACGGTGTGTTCGCGGCTGCGTCGATGTCGGGGAATATCTTGAACGTGGCGACGGAAACCGGCGCAACCACTGGCGTCAATATGGATGCGACCGTTTCGAGCAATGCGCATGCGTTGCTTGGTGATCACGGTCGCGCCCTTGTGGCGATCATGATGCACTCGCGCATCTATTGGAATTTGCGAGCGCAACGGGCCGTTTCGTTCTTGCGTGATCCGGTGACGGGTCTCGATTACGAAACGTGGGATGGCATGCGTATCATTGTCAACGATCAACTGCCCGCAGTGGCGGGCACGACATCGGGCACCAAATACACTTCTTATTTGTTTGCCGATGGCGCGATTGCGTATGCCGAAGCAACCGGGCTTGGCGGGCCGATCAAGCCGGTTGAAATTCAGGTGCAGCCCAATGCGGGCAATGGCGAAGGTGTCGACACCGTATGGTACCGCAGGCATTGGATCATGCATCCTCGAGGCGTGCGGTTCACGTCTGCAAGCGTCGCGGGCAACTCGCCAACAAATGCCGAATTGGCGACCGCCACCAATTGGGTGCGGGCGTATGATAATAAAAATGTGCGCATCGTTGCGGCGGTTACAAACGGGTAAACGTAATGAAAGCCTTGGCGCGAAAATTCGCGCCAAGGCTTTTTTGAAAGGAGTTAATCAAGGTGTCATACCTTTTGCCAAACAGTATCGAGGTAGAGCAGCGCATGACGCAGGCGCGCAAGATGCACCTCGAGCGCGCGGAAGCGGAAGCGATGGTGCGGCGCTTCAATTCAGAGTGCACCGTGTTTCGTGACGCAATGATGCGCACGAAAGAGCCGGATCACACCAAGGCGTTTCAGGAAGCGGAAAGGCGCGCGACTGAGGCGAGCCGGAAGCTTGCGGCGATTGTTGCGCATCATCAGAAAACAGGCGAGCCCGTTGGCGATACGCCTTTGATCGTGGCCGATGGTGTCGGGCCGAAGGTTCGGCGCGCAAATCATGAGCAAGGTTGATGCCGGATATCCATTTCGTGCCGCTCGAGGATTTCGAGTCGGAAGAGTTGGGAAGTGTTTATATCAAGGGGCTGCGTTACAGAGCGCGCCCGGAAGATCAAACCTTGCTCGATTTGCTGCCTAATTGGATCGGTGCGAACAAGGTGCAGCTAATCGGGGTGGCTTCATCAGGTATCAAAGGGGCTTGAAAATGTCGGTTGTCCACACGACTACCGTGCGTAACGGCATTTGCAGCAATGTTTTGTCGCAACTTGATAGTGGCGGCGCGGGAAAGATCAGGATGCAAACTTCCGGCGCCGTGAATGTTGCGACGCTGAATCTAAGCGCAACGTCGTTTGGTGCTGCCTCTGGCGGAACCGCAACGGCCAATGCGATTGCTTCGGACACAAACGCGGCTGGTGGCACGATTGCGAAGGCATCGTTTCAAAACAACGCTGGCACTGAGATTTTCAACTGTTCGGTGACTGCTACCGGGGGCGGGGGTGATATAACGCTAAATAGCGTTGTGGTCTCTGCGGGCCAGACTGTTACGTTAACGTCGTTGACGTATAGCGCGCCTCCATAGTCATGGTTGCAAAGTCACTTCGGCACAAATTCGTTTCGGCCGTTGCGGACTCAACCGATACGACGTTGGTGCGTTCGCAAACCTGCTGGAATGATGACCATAACTTTTGGCTCGGCAATCGTGCGACCAGCAGCACAACAGACACGCTTGCCGATACGGATCACTTCGCGACTATCAATTATAATAGTTCGTCGCCCGTGGCGGTGACGTTGCCCGCGCCAACTGGCTCAACCTTTCTTGTCGGCTGGACCGTGCACCTGATTAATCAGGGCTCAGGTGCGGTCACGATCACGCTGGGAGGTAGCGCGACGATCAACGCTAGAGCGTCGCTCGTGCTCGCGCCTGGGATGGCCGCTGCGATCTTCTCGGATGGCACGAACTACTCGGCGATGGTTGTGCCCGCCGACGTGCCGTCAACGGGTGCGGGTCGTCTTAGTTATGTCGCATCGAACCAAATAAAATTCACGCCATACAACGGTGCCTGGGTCAAGGTCAACGGAGTTTGGCGGCAGATACCTAGTGGTGGAGTTAGTGGGCTGGTCACTGGCGTTTATCTAAACGGCGTGGCTGGTCAAACTCTGGCCAATAGCACGTTTTATTATGTGTATCTATTTGACAATGCCGGTACGCCAACAATCAATTATTCCACGGGCGGCCATGTTACCGATACCACGGCCGGCAATGTCGGCGTGGAAGTACACA